CGCAATGACTATTTCTTTGTTATTGAGTGACCGGTAGCTGATTAAATTTTGATCAATGCCCTGAAATACTATCATATAAGGGTTTCAGAGCGAACCCCACCCCTCCCGACCCCCCCTTTTTCAATTTTTTTCGACCCGCTCCCTAGTACACTGTTTTGCTCAGTTATTTTCATAATTTTTCATAAAGGGGTACCCCCCTTCTTTTTTTTCGATTGGCTTGCATATATACTATATATTTTCGTATAATGTATGGGAAACGTTCAAGGTACCGGAATACAGGGATATATATGTATAGTAAGGATGAATTAAAAATATTAGCAGTAACGTCTGCTTTAATTATTATAATAGCGGTGATTATATGACTCCAAGACAATTATTAGTATTAGAAGCAATAGAAGACTATTGGGCAGAGCAGCACTGTGGACCTTCATTAGAAGCCATAGCGAATAAAGTAGGAGTCTCATCTAGGTCTACTATTCATTCTATAGTTAAGAGACTACATGAGGACGGGTGGATCACTATGCAACCGAAGCGTTGGCGTACTATGATGTCAACTAGGAACTCTCCACTAAGGCAATATCAAGAAAAGGTTGAGGTGGTTGAGAAGAAGGTTGAGCCAGAGAAGCCTAAAGTAATACATAAGACTGTGGCACCTGAACATAAACCGAACATTACTACTCAGGAAAAAAAATTTCGAGCGGAGCTTCCTCCTAAAGAAGAAAAAAAGGTGGCGGCAGCCGAACTCACTACAGAAGAAAGAAAAAAAGAGTGGCTCGCTCGCATGAAAGAGTCTAGTGACGAGATAAATAAAGTTCTAAAAAACACTTGACGAACATGAGAAGGTATGAATAATGTGTAAAATCTACGAGAGCTTTGCTCTCAATAGTTTTAAACTAGCTAGTTATAAACTAATATTTAATATAGTTAGTTATAAACTAGACGGTGTTTTCTCTAGCCTCCATAACTACTCCACCGAAGATTGCTCTCCTGTGGTTGTAAAAATCTATAAAGGTTGTGGGGGCTAACTTGTCCAAAGATTATCTTGATAAGATTAAGCAGTTGCCTGTTAGTGAACAGAAACGTTTTTTATCATTATTAGAAGAATACGAACTTGCTACAAACAGAGAAGCTTGCAGTAATAACTTCTTACCGTTTGTAAAACATATATGGGCTGCCTTCATTGAAGGTTATCACCATACTAAAATGGCTGATGCCTTTGATCGTGTAGCAAAGGGTGACTTAAAAAGATTAATAATCAATATGCCACCTCGTCATACTAAGTCAGAGTTTGCATCTTATTTATTGCCAGCGTGGTACTTAGGTAATTACCCTGAAAAGAAAATTATCCAAATTGCACACACGGCTGAATTAGCAGTAGGGTTTGGACGTAAGGTTAGAAACTTAGTTGGTTCAGAAGATTTTAAAAGTGTTTTCCCTGATGTTGCTTTGCAATCAGACTCTAAAGCTGCCGGACGTTGGAATACAAATAAGGGCGGTGAGTATTTTGCGATTGGTGTAGGCGGTGCGGTAACAGGTAAAGGTGCGGACGTTTTAATTATAGACGACCCACATTCAGAGCAAGAAGGTCAGAGCGGTGATCCTTCTGTTTTTGATAGAGTGTATGAATACTATACATCAGGTCCAAGACAGCGTTTGCAGCCGGGCGGGTCAATAGTAATTGTTATGACTCGTTGGCATAAGAGAGACTTAACAGGACAAATACTTAAAGCACAAGAAAGTAGAGAAGGTGTGGATGATTGGGAGGTAATAGAGTTTCCAGCAATACTGCCTTCAGGTAAAAGTTTATGGCAAGAGTTCTGGGATATAAAAGAACTTGAGAAATTAAAAGCAGAACTGCCGGTATCAAAATGGTCTGCTCAATATCAACAAGACCCAACTTCAGAAGAAGGTGCTATTGTTAAAAGAGAGTGGTGGAAAAATTGGGAATATCAAAATCCGCCTCAATGTGAATTTATAATTCAAAGTTGGGACACGGCTTTTTTAAAGACCCAACGTGCCGACTATTCAGCTTGCACAACTTGGGGTGTCTTTTATAAAGAAGATGAAGGAACCGGAATAGTGCAACCTAATATTATTTTATTAGATGCCATTAAAGATCGAATGGAGTTTCCTGAACTGAAAAAGAAAGCATTTGATCATTGGAAAGAATGGCAACCGGATGCTTTTATAGTTGAGGGTAAAGCTGCTGGAATGCCTCTTATCTTTGAATTAAGGCAAATGGGAATACCTGTATCAGAATATACACCTAGTCGTGGAAATGATAAGGTAGCAAGAGTTAACGCTGTAGCTGATCTATTTGCATCAGGTGTGGTGTGGGCACCAGAGAAGAGATTCTCAGAGGAAGTTATAGAAGAATTTGCTGCTTTTCCTAGTGGAGAGCACGATGACTTGGTAGATGCTTCAACGCAAGCGTTGTTGAGATTTCGTCAAGGTGGATTTGTTCCATTATACTCGGATGAAGAAGACGAAGAGTTTATTGGAACAAGGGTAGAATATTATTAAGGAGCATATATGAGTTTTTGGGAAAAAATATCTACGTTTTTTGAAAGAAAAACAATAGAAAAGGCTAATAACGTATCTGATAAAGTTACTAAACAAGCTAAACAAATAGAAGAACTTCTAACAGAAAGCAGAGAAGCTGTTAAAGCAGAGCCTGTTAAAACCAAAAAAAAGGTTGTTAGAGCTAGAACTAAAAAAGGAACGTATGTTGGAGATGATAAATCAACAAAAGACGTTAATGAAGCTTGGGTAGGAGGTAAAGCACCTACTAAAAGTTCTAAAAAGAAACCCAAAGTTATTAGAAGAAAAAAATCTAGGTAATTAAATGGCAGAGAAACCGTTACAAACACCAGAAGCTATCGTAGAAGATAGCCCACTAGAGATTTTGGTAACAAATCCAGAAGAAGTGGCTATTGGAACAGAAGATGGAGGTCTAATAATAGACTTCGATCCTGATGCTGTTGATTTTACTAATGATTTTAATGACAATTTAGCGGAGTTTGTATCAGAACAACAACTTGATGAGTTAGCTTCTGAATTGGTTTCTAATTATAAGAGCGATAGAGAGTCAAGATCAGATTGGGAAGAGACTTACATTAAAGGCTTGGATCAATTAGGTCTTAAGATAGAAGACAGAAGCATTCCTTTTGACGGTGCTTGCGGTGTTTCTCACCCTGTTTTAACAGAAGCTGTCGTTAGATTTCAGGCACAAGCTATAACGGAAGTGTTTCCACCTAAAGGACCCGTAAGAACTCAAGTAGTAGGAACAGTAACTACTGAAAAGGAACAACAAGCTAGTCGTGTTAAGGATTATCTTAACTACTTATTAACAGATAAGATGAGTGAGTATCGCAGTGAGACAGAAAAATTACTGTTTAATCTGCCTTTAGCTGGTTCTGCCTTTAGAAAAGTTTATTTTGATCCTAATATGAACAGACCGTGTTCAATGTTTGTTCCAGCAGAAGACTTTGTGGTTAGTTACGGTGCTGCCGATCTAACAACTTGCGAACGTGCTACGCACATAATGAAGAAAACCTCTAATGAGGTAAGAAAATTACAAGTAAATGGCTTTTATAGAGATATAGAGTTAGATACACCAACTCCTGATTTAAGCGATATTAAAGAAAAATACAATCAATTAACAGGAGATAGCACAAGTTACGACTATGATCAACGACATACTCTATTAGAGATGATGGTTGACCTAGATTTAGAAGATTTCCCTGATTTAAAGGACGGAGAGCCTACTGGCATCGCGTTACCCTATATTGTTACCGTAGATTTGTCTTCTCGTAAGATTCTATCTATTCGCAGAAACTGGTATGAAGAAGACGAGCAGAAGATGTCTCGACAGCATTTTGTTCACTACCAATATTTGCCGGGTCTAGGCTTTTATGGCTTTGGTCTTATACATTTAATTGGTGGTATTGCAAAATCTGCGACAAGTTTACTTAGACAATTAGTAGATGCTGGTACGCTTTCCAACCTACCGGGCGGTTTAAAGGCTAGAGGTCTTAGAATTAAAGGTGATGATACTCCTATTATGCCGGGTGAGTTCAGAGATGTAGACGTTCCGGGCGGTGCTATACGAGATAACATTACTTTTTTACCATATAAAGAGCCTTCAGGCGTTTTATATCAATTATTAGACAATTTAGTTGAAGAAGG